TAATATACTTATAAATAAAATAAAACGGCAATAAGGTCCAAGTAAAATGGCACAACCCGATACAAGACAAGAATTTGCAGACTATGTTCTGAGAAAAATCGGTGCGCCGGTAATCGAAATTAATGTTTCCGAAGATCAAATAGAAGATAGGATTGATGAGGGAGTTTCTTTCTGGAGAGACTATCATTATAACGGCAGCCAATTAATATACATAAAACACCAAATTACACAAGAAGATAAAGACAACGGATATGTACAGGTACCTAGTACTATTCTAGGAATTTCTAAGGTGTTTGATCTTTCTACATCCATTTCTACCGGATCAGGAATCTTTAATGTAAATTACCAGTTTGTTCTTACAAATATACAAGACATCACAAGTTATAATATGCAGCATTATTATATGACTATGCAAAACTTAGAATTTTTGCAGGAAATATTAGTTGGCAGACCTTTAATTAGATATAATAGACATGTAAACAGAGTCCACATAGATGCAGATAAATCAAATCTTACGGTAGGCGAATATATAATTATTGAAGCATATGATGTAATTGATCCCAATACCTATTCAGATGTATGGTCTGACCGATGGCTTCAGAATTACTGTTCCGCTTTAATCAGAGAACAATGGGGTTTAAATCTCACAAAATTTTCAAATATGATGTTAGTTGGTGGTGTTATGTTCAACGGTGAGCAAATCTTGGCAGAAGCAAGGGCAGACCGAGAAAGAATGGAAGAAGACGCAATTGCAAATCTTCAACCACTAACTTATAATTTCATTGGATAAATCATGGCAACAAATGTACATTTTAGAAATTATGATAACACATTTGAGCAAAATTTAATTGATGATTTAGTAATAGAGTCAATTAAAATTTATGGTGTTGATTTAATTTACATTACAAGATCATTTAATAACGTTGATGAAATACTCAATGAGGACTCGATTGGAATCTATGATGAAACATTTGAGTTTGAAGGTTATGTTAAATCCGTAGATGGGTTTGAAGGCGAGGGCGACTTTCTTTCTAGGTTCGGATTGCAAATTCGTGACTCTATAACATTTAGTGTTGCTATTAGAACCTTTGAAAGATATGTAACAAAAGAACGCCCAGAACGAACTAGACCTAACGAAGGCGATATATTTTACTTTCCATTAAACCAAAAGTTATTTAAGATACAACACGTAGAGCACGAAAGCGTCTTTTATCAAAGTGGTGCATTACAGGTTTATGATCTAAAATGCGAATTGATGGAATACAGTGGTGAAATATTCCAGACCGGCAGAGATAATATAGATAACTTCTTTGCAGGAGCCGATCTATATGCAAATACTACCGTAACGCTTTCAGATGTTGCAAATAATGATGTATTGGCAGATAATCTTAATTTTGAGTTAGAAGCAGACAGTATTATTGACTTTACGGAATTGGATCCGTTTAGTGAAACAATAACAATCTCGGATAGATAACATGGCAATTGCAAATCATTTTTACAACGAATTGACTAGAAAATACGTTGCAATATTTGGGACATATTTCAATCAGCTTAAAATTGTGCGAAACAATATAGGCGGTGTTGCCGTTCAGGAAATGATAGTTCCAATTTCCTATGCTCCGTTCCAAAAAATTCTTGCCCGCGTAACTCAAGATCCAAATTTTAAAGCACAAGCAATAACATTACCTAGAATGTCTTTTGAGATTAATTCTTTAAATTATGATCCAGAACGAAAACTCAATCCTACCAGAAAAGTATTAAAGTCAACAGTTAATGAAGTAACTGGTAGTAGAAATTATTTGTGGGTACCCTCTCCGTATAATCTTAATTTTTCATTGTATATCATGTCACAATATTCAGAAGATGCTGTAAAGATAGTAGAGCAAATTTTACCATTCTTTAATCCAGAATTTACATCTACTGTAAAACTTATAGACGACTTAGAACCAATTGATATACCTTTGATATTGACTGATGTGCAGAATGAAGAACTTTATGAAGGAGATTTTTTAACTCGTAAAAGTACTTTATGGACTTTAAACTTTACTATGAAAGCATGGTATTTCGGGCCAGACAGGGAACGCAATGTTATTAAATTTGTACAGACGAATGTTAAGGAATCAATACCTACAACACCAGTGGATGCTAATACCGTATTTAATAATGCAGTGGTAGTTCAACCTGGCTCCACATCAGAGAATGTAGCAACAACAGATTTGACTCAAACCATTTCATTTTCTGACATTGATTTTGATGATAATTGGGCACCTATTGATTACCTTGCAGATCCAGATGAATTATAATATTATTTTAAGGTAGATAAAACTATTATAACATATAGAGCAATTCATGTCAACCATTATTTTCAATTATTTTGTTTATTTTGTGTTGACTTTTAATAAAGATTAGTATATAATAATATAATCTAAATATATTTGTTATTGATGAAGGTGAAAGGATTAACATGAAAGTAGGATTTACAGCATCGACCTTTGATTTATTGCATGCAGGGCATGTGCAGATGCTAAGAGAATGTAAGGAACAATGTGATTATTTGCTGGTAGGACTACAGTTTGATCCAAGTTCTGATAGACCAGAAAAGAACGGGCCAGTCCAGACTGTTGTCGAGCGGTATACCCAACTCAAGGCAATTAGTTATGTCGACGAAATAATACCATATGCTACAGAAAAAGATCTTGAAGATATTTTAGAGATGTATCATATTAATGTAAGAGTACTTGGCGAGGAATATAAAGAAAAGGATTTTACTGGCAAGGATATTTGCAAGAAGCGGGGTATCCAGCTATATTTCAACAAGAGAGATCACCGCTTCTCGTCTAGTGATTTGAGAAAACGTGTTTTTGAAAGAGAAAATAATAAATGAGCAGTGATAAGATTACAGAATCTTTAGGATTAAGACCTATGTCTGATATTCCAGATGAAGAAATTAAAAATGTTGTTGAAGTTGAAGATGAAGAAATTAATAACATTGAAAAATTTGATGAGAATCTCCCGGCAGTAGCAGATGAAGTAATCCAAGATATTGAACTTGCTAGGCAAAATGTCCAAAACATTATTGAAATGGGTGATGATGCTGTAAAGGAAATGGTAGAAATTGCCAAGCAATCAGAATCGCCTAGAGCATTTGAAGTTGTTTCTACTCTTATGAAAACTCTTTTAGACGCAAATAAAGATTTTGTAGATCTTTCTACTAAGAAAAAATATGCCGTAGAAGATACGGGGCCCAAACAAGAAGCTCAGGTAACTAATAATAATTTGATTATTTCAACTTCCGAATTACTCAAGATGATTAAAGGTAACGAAGAGTGAGTTTATCCCTCGGATACCTAGGTAATGCCAATCTTAAAAAGATTGGAGAGGAAATTGAGTGGACTCCTGAAATGCTCAAAGAGTACATGAAATGTGCTCAAGATCCAATTTACTTTTCTGAAAAATATATTAAAATTGTGCACGTTGACCATGGGTTGATTCCAATGGACATGTACGACTATCAAAAAGAAATTACAAATAAAATTTTTAATAGTAGAAGAGTTGCAGTACTAACCGCTCGGCAATCTGGTAAAACTACTACAGCCGTGGCAATAATTCTTCATTATATTTTATTTAATGAATTTAAGACGGTTGCCATTCTTGCAAACAAAGGTGATTCCGCACGAGAAGTATTAAGTCGTGTACAGCTTGCATATGAAGCGCTTCCTAAATGGATGCAGCAAGGTGTTGAAGAATGGAATAAAGGAAACATTACATTAGAAAATGGTTGTAAGATTTATGCCGGTACAACATCATCAAGTGCCATTCGTGGTAAATCTATTTCATTCCTATATTTGGATGAGGTTGCATTTATCGAAGGATATGATGAGTTCTTTGCATCCGTATATCCTACAATTTCATCTGGTCAAACCACAAAGCTTTTAATGACATCTACACCTAATGGATTAAATCATTTTTATAAAACATGTAAGGGTGCCAAGGAAGGTACTAATGGTTATGAATATGTTGAGGTTATGTGGTACGATGTGCCTGGTAGAGACGAAGCCTGGAAAAAAGAAACAATGGAGGCACTTGACCATGATGAACAAAAATTCGCACAAGAATACCAATGTGAGTTCGTTGGGAGTTCTGGTACTCTTATTGATGGCTCTAAATTGAAAGAACTAGTTTACGATAGACCGTTATTGGAAAAAGATAACATATACCAATATACTAAGCCAGAAGAAGACAGGACGTATGTTATGACGTGTGATGTTTCTCGTGGTAAAGGTTTGGATTACTCTACATTTACTGTAATTGATATTACAAAAATGCCATATAAACAAGTATGCGTGTTCAGGGATAATCTTATTACTCCTGTGGATTTTGCTTCCGTTATATATAGAATAGGATCTTTTTATAATGAGGCAGCGGTGTTGGTTGAAATCAATGATATTGGTGAACAGGTTGCTGATGTATTATTAATGGATTATGGTTATGAAAATGTTCTTTACACCGAAAATGCAGGCAGGAGCGGAAAAAGAATATCTAGTGGCTTTGGAAAATCTACCGATAATGGGATAAGAACGACAAAAAGTGTAAAATCTATAGGTTGTTCAATCTTGAAGATGTTAATAGAGCAGAATCAATTACTCTTGTGCGACTTTAACACCATTCAGGAATTATCAAGATTTTCTAAAAGAGGGGCCTCTTATGAGGCTGAATCGGGTTCACATGACGACTTGGTTATGAATTTGGTAATTTTTGCTTGGCTAACCGATCAGGGATATTTTAAAGATATGACCGATATAAATACTATGATGGCGCTAAGAGAAAAAACAGAACAACAGATAGAAGAAGATTTGCTACCTTTTGGGTTTATTGATGTGGGAGAAGACTTGGGTGACTCTGATGGCTTTGTGGCGGTAGACAACGATCAGCATTGGACTTATTAATAAAACTAATATTTTATAAATAGACCATAGTGAAAAAATGAATCGAAAACAACCGTTTCTAAAAATAATTTTACAAAGGAGAAAGATATGGCTTTTACCGTAAGTCCTTCCGTTATAGTTCGAGAGGTGGACGCATCGGCAACAGTACCGGCCATCGCAACATCACCAGGAGCAATTGCTGGTGTTTTTAGATGGGGTCCAGTAAATGAACCTATCCTGATTACTTCAGAGGATAACTTAGTAACTCGCTTTGGAAAGCCTAGCGACAATAACTATGAAACGTTCTTTACTGCTGCTGATTTTTTAGCGTATGCTAATCCACTTTATGTCGTGCGTGCCGATCAAGGCGCTAAGGCAGACTCGTGGAATTACGTGCTAGATGGAAATAATGATATAATTGTTGCAAGTTCCACATTCGGCACATTTGAATCAAAATACAAAGGTGAGATCGGAAACTCACTGGAGGTTGCATATGCAAGAGGTGACGATTTTAAAAATGTTGTAATTGGAACTGGAGGTACTGCAGCTACTATACCAGCCAATCAGGTTGTTTATTCCTCAAATACGGCACCCGCACAAGAAATTACATTTAACTCGACCTCGTTTGCATTTCAAATGGGTCCAGCAAATAGATTGAATACAGATTCTGATGTGGCATTCAATCCAAATGATAAAGTTGTAATTGGAACAGATGCTGCAGGTTATCAAGAACTTGGCATTGTATCATTTACAGAAACCCTTTTGGATCCTGATGGGGATGCTTTAGGTGACCAATCAAATGCTGCTGCAGCTAGTGCATTTTCATATAACATGACATTTGACAGCAGATATACAATATCAGAAACAAGAGCTCAAGCATTAAAAATAGAAAGAAAATGGAAGTACGCAAATCTATTTGGCAAAGCCGCAGAAGATAATAACCATTATCACATTGCGGTTGTTGATGGAGACGGAAATATCTCTGGTTCAGCAGGTACTGTACTTGAATTATATGAAAATATTTCTAAAACCAGTGGTGCTCAACTTTCTGACGGAACAGACAATTACTACAAAACTGTAATTGAAAATCAATCAATGTGGGTTGCTGTGAGCAATACTGCTCATTTTGCGGCAACAACTACTGCATATGAAAACTTGGTTGGCGGAAACGATGGTGTAGCTGAAAGTGCTGCAACACTTGGAAGTCTAGGTGCTGCATATGATAAGCTTAAAAATTCTAACGAAATTAATATTTCGGCTGTCATGCAAGGTAAGGCAGATAATGCAGGTAATATTGCAAATTACATTGTTTCCAATGTTGCTGATTATCGTAAAGACTGTGTTGCTTATCTATCACCTTCGTATGAAGCTTCTATTACTCCTTCTACGACTTCTGAAAAAATGTCAAAAATTATTGAATATCGTGAAAAACTACAAAGTTCATCTTATTGGTTTATGGACAGTGGTTATAAGTATCGTTATGATAAGTATAATGACAAATACCGTTGGGTACCAATGAACGGCGACACCGCTGGTCTAGCTGCACGTGTAGAATCTTGGGAATCTCCTGCCGGTTTCAGGAAAGGCGTAATTAAGAATGTTGTAAAACTTGGTTTTAATCCAGATAAAGCACAACGTGACGAATTATATTCTGCTGATATTAATCCAATTATTTCTCAAGTAGGACAAGGTATTATCTTGTTTGGAGATAAAACTGGCTTAGGTTCAGTAAGTGCCTTTGATAGGTTGAATGTGCGGAGATTGTTTATTGCGGTTGAAAAGGCTATTGCTACTGCTTCGCAATCATTCTTGTTTGAACTAAATGATGAGTTTACTCAAACCCAATTCAGAAATGCAATTGAACCATTCTTACGGGATATTCAAGGCCGCAGAGGAATTGTTGATTTCCGCATCGTTTCAGATGGCACAATCAATACTCCAACGGTAATTGATGCTAATAAGTTTAGAGCAAACATCTTCATCAAGCCTGCCCGTTCCATTAACACAATTGAATTGACCTTTGTTGCTACTCGCAGCGGAGTTGAATTTGATGAAATTGTCGGTCAATTGACATAAATAAAAAGAAACAGGAGAGAAGACAATGAGTTTTAACATAAACGAGTTCAAATCACAGCTTACCGGTGGTGGCGCTCGTCCTACGCTCTTCCAGTGTCAAATCCTAAACCCCGTTGCTCCTGAGGCCGATTTTAAAGTTCCTTTCATGGTTCGATCAGCTGGTATCCCATCCTCATCGGTTGGGGCATACCAGGTGCCTTACTTTGGTAGAAACGTTAAATACGCAGGAGATAGGGTTTTTGAAGACTGGACAGTGACTGTTATCAACGATGAGGATTTCTTAATTCGTAATGCCATGGAAGCATGGTCTAATGCAATTAATTCTCACGATGCTAATACTAGGGCGCTTCCGCAAAATTATAAATCAAATGGTATCATTACCCAATTTGGTAAAGATGGATCTTCCTTAAGATCATATATTTTCGAAGGTATGTTCCCCATCTCGGTTGAGGGAATCGCAATGGATTGGTCTGCTACAGATACAATTGAAGAATTTACAGTTACCTTCCAATATGATCTATGGCGAGTTGAGGGAATTACTGGCATACCGACAACTTAAATTATATTATTGATAAAGGATATTTAAAGTGAAATTGTTTGGATTCGAGATAAAGAGGGAAACGGACGAAGCCTCAGTAGCACCGGTTTCGTTTGCTGAACCTCTTAACGATGATGGAGCCATTACGGTTGGTAATGCTCTGGGCGGATTTTACGGCACCATGCTTGATATGGAAGGTGCTGCAAAGACCGAGTCAGAGCTTGTATCAAAATACCGAGGAATGGCATTGCAGCCTGAAATATCTCAGGCTATAGATGAAGTTGTAAATGAGGCTATAAGTGTAGATCTTGACGAAAAGATTGTAGAAATTAATCTTGATGAGGCTGAACTGCCTGATAAGATTAAAGAAAAGATAAGTGAGGAATTTGATAACATTGTTTCTCTTTTGCACTTTTCTACTAATGGTTATGAAACATTTAGTAAATTCTATGTTGACGGTAGATTAAACTATCATATTATTATTGACGAAGAAGATCTCAAAAAAGGCATTACGGAATTAAGATATATTGATCCAAGAAAGATTAAATTAGTTCGGGAAGTAGATAAACGCAAAAAAGATACTCATTCTGGAGTGCCTACACGTAGGGTAAAGAATGAATATTATATGTATTCTGAGGGCGGTTTTGGTACTGCTTCTGGGGCATCATCTAATAGCGGCAATACATCCGGATATAGAATTTCTAAGGATTCTATTGCAAGAGTTACATCTGGTCAGATGAATGAAAACAACTCTATGGTCTTAGGATTTTTACATCCTGCCATAAAGCCGTTAAATCAGCTTAGAATGCTTGAAGATGCTACTATTATTTACACTCTTACTAGAGCTCCAGAACGCCGGATTTTTTATATTGATGTAGGTAATTTGCCCAAGTCTAAAGCAGAGCAATATCTTAGAGATATGATGATCCGGCATAAAAATAAATTACAATATAATGCTTCTACTGGTGAAATTTCAGACTCTCGTAAAATGATGACAATGACTGAGGATTTTTGGTTTCCTCGTAGGGGTGGTGAGAGATCTACAGAGGTAGATACCATGCCTGGTGGTAGTGCGGCCGGATTAACAAGTGATGAAAATTTACAATATTTCCAACGTAAACTATATAAATCCTTAAAGGTGCCACTTTCAAGACTTGAACCAGAAACCATGTATTCATTTGGCAGAGTATCTGAAATTAGTAGAGATGAAGTAAAATTTGGCAAATTTGTTAAAAGATTAAGAACACGTTTTTCTACTTTATTTAATATCATATTGGAAAAACAGCTTGTATTAAAAGGCATTATGGGACCTGAAGACTTCCAGAATATGAAAAATAGTATTCGTTATGACTTTATTACTAATAATTATTTTGACGAATTGAAAGAAGCAGAGATACTTAGAGAACGTATGTCCACTTTGCGTGAGCTTGAGGAACATGTTGGAACTTATTATTCGAGAGAATGGGTTGTTAAGAATGTTCTTCAATTAAATGATGAAGAATGGAAAGAACAAAAAGAAACTATGGCTCAAGAAGCCGAAGAAGCGCCCGAAGAAGCCGAAGAATAAGATCAATAAATAAGACATATTAATAAATTTCAATAGGATCGGAAAAATGAAAAGGTATAAAAATATTCTTTCTGAAGTTGCAGAACCAAAACCTGCAGAGGAAAAGAAATTTAAAGACCAACACGAAGTGGAAATATATGATCCACTAGGTATTGGTGACATGGAAGCCGTTAAGCCCAAAAAGATGCCAATCAAAAGGCTTGGTGATTATATGAAAGGGCAGGATGAAACTGCCTATGATCAAGCATATACGAAAAAAGAATCACTGGAAGATCCCCAGGAAGAATTAACAGACACCTTGGTTGAAAATCCTGCTGAAGAAGTTCCTATGATGATTGGACAACTAAGATTTATTGAATATGCTGCAAACCAAATCGAGGAATGGCTTACCGATGGCATGGTCGATCCTGAGGAATGGTATCAGAATAAACTTGCTGCTACACATAGCGACATGAAAACTATGTATGCATATGCAAAAGGAAGACTCAACCAATACGATGACGATGAAGACGAGATGGATGATATGATTTCTGATCTTGCTGCGGGTTACGGATACACATATGAAGAACTTCAGGCAGAAGAAGCAGAACAAATTGATGAGATCTCACGTTCAATGAAACCTATGAGCAAAAGCTTTGGTAAAACAGTGGATCCGAAAAAATGGGATATGTATAAGAAACATATGAAAAAGCATTCCTTGGATGAACCTACTGTTCGTATGGCTCACGATGATCCAGATCACGGTGAATCAAAACGTATGATGAAGAATCCAAAGTACGCAAAAGCATTGGATCTATATAAAAGTTCTATGAATGAAGAAGTAGAGCAAATCGACGAAATGGTAAAGGCAGGAACTATGAAACTTAAGGATGGTTCATCCATTAAGGTTTCAAAGCAGGACGCTGGTCTACTAGCCAAAATGTTTAAAGAACTGAATTCCAGAAATAGAAAAGAAATGGAAAAAGTTTTAGTTAAAGACAAAGCAGGCTTTGAAGAAATTGTTGGATTTGCAAGAGAAGCGCTTTAGTATA